GACACAAATAACCCACAATCAGTTGTGGATGCAAATCAATTCCAAGCGTCTATTTTCGTTAAACCTAATAGAAGCATCAACTTCATTACACTAAACTTCGTTGCAGCTAGGTCTGGTGTAGAATTTGAAGAAGTATATGGTGCAACTAATACCCAGTATGGAAACTAAGGAGTAAGACATGGCAACTATAGATGAATTTAAGTCACAGTTGATAGCTGGTGGAGTTCGTTCCAACAGATTTAAAGTCTACATTCCTAGAATGGGTGAGAACATAGAATTTATGTGCAAAACTGCCGCAATTCCTGGCTCTACCCTTCCAGTAGTAGAAGTTCCTTTTAGAGGACATAAACTAAAAATTGCTGGGGATAGGACTTTCGAAGATTGGACTGTTACAGTAATCAACGATATAAACTTCACTGCTAGAACAGCATGTGAACAATGGATGGAAAGTATACAAGAATTAGATAGTGGTGTTGGTGCAACAGACTTAGACTATCTAGTTTCAAGAGCAACTATATCTCAATTAAATAGGGATGACAGTATTATTGCAACATATGAGTTGTATAATATGTATCCTCAAACATTAGCACAAATCGATTTAAGTTACGATACTGCTGACGAGATACAGACTTTTGATGTAACATTCAGTTATTCTCACTGGGAAAGAACTCTTTAATAGGGTTCTTCTCAAGTGTTATAAATATATATTATGGAAATATTTGGATTTGAAATAAAGAGGAAGAACGCAGAGGAACAAGCACCATCCTTTGTTGCACCTATTAATGACGATGGAGCTCAAGTTTTAGAAGTTGGGCAAGGTGGTTATGCAATAGGTGGTGGAATGGCCCAAGGGACATTCGTTGACATGGAAGGTGGAGTTAAGTCTGAACAAGACTTAATTCTAAGATACCGAACAATGTCATTGATACCAGAGGTTGATATGGCAATTGACGATATCGTTCAAGAAGCAATTTCCTCTAATGATTTAGATGCACAGGTTGGTATCAATCTAGATGCAACTAAACTTTCAGATTCAATTAAATCCAAGGTTAGGGATGAATTCTCAGAAGTCTTACGACTTTTGAGGTTCAACCAAACCTCTTCTGAAATATTCAGAAAGTGGTATGTAGATGGAAGAATGTACTTCCACTTACTAGTTGACCCAAAGAAACCTAAAAAAGGTATCGTTGGATTAAGAATGATTGACCCTCTTCAAATGAAAAAGGTCAGAGAAGTTAGTAAGAAAAAAGATAAGAATGGTGTAGAGGTTGTAGACAAAGTAAAAGAGTTCTACACTTACAACCAAAGTGGTTTTGAAAAAAACCAGTCTTACGCAGGTCAAGGTGGTCAAACACTTATGATATCACCAGATGCAATAGTTTATTGTACATCTGGAATGATGGATGCAAATAGACGAAACATCATTGGTTATATGCACAAAGGATTGAAAGCAGCTAACCAGTTAAGAATGATGGAAGATGCACTTGTTATTTACAGAATATCAAGAGCTCCAGAAAGAAGAATATTCTACATTGATGTAGGTAATCTTCCGAAGGCAAAAGCAGAACAGTATCTTGCAGATACTATGACTAGATATAAAAATAAACTAGTCTACAATGCAGATACAGGTGAAATCAGAGATGATAGAAAACATATGAGTATGTTGGAAGATTTCTGGTTACCAAGAAGAGAAGGTGGAAGAGGAACAGAGATTACCACCTTGCCTGGCGGTCAAAACCTAGGTGAAATAGAAGATATTATATACTTCCAAAGAAAACTGTTCCGAAGTTTAAATGTACCTATCTCTAGATTAGAGACTGAAGCAGGATTTAGTTTAGGTAGGACAACTGAGATATCAAGAGATGAGGTTAAATTCTCACGATTTGTAGATAGACTCAGAATGAAGTTTAGTAGTATGTTTATGGATATACTACGAACTCAGTTGGCACTAAAAGGAATTATGCCAATTGAAGAATGGGAACTTGAGAAAGAGAACATTAGGTTCGATTATCAAAAAGATTCTCATTTTGTAGAAATGAAGGATGCCGAAATCTTAAGAGAAAGGGTAACTTCATTAAGGGAACTTGATGAGTTTGTTGGTAAATACTACTCTCAACAATGGATTAGAAAGAATGTTCTTAGACAATCCGAAGAAGAGATAGAAATGATTGACTCACAAATCGAGGACGAAAAACAAAACGAAGATGGGGAAGGAGAGGACTCCTTTGACATGTAAGAGGAAATAAATAATGGCAAGAGAAGATGTTAAGAAAATAATAGACTCTATTGAAGCAGGTGATAATGTTAGTGCATCTAACGCTTTTGCAACAGCTATGGTAGACAAACAAAAAGATGCTATAGAGGGTAAAAGATTGGATGTTCAACTTGATTGGTTAAATAGACAGGAACAACCAACAAATGAAGAAGTTTAAAGATTTAGTTCAGTCACTAGACGAAAAGAAAAAATTTAAACTACCTCGTGGGGAACAAGAGATTGATTCCTATATGGAAAAGGGTGCAAAAGGAAAGAAAGTACCAGTCGTTATTGCAAAGAAATCTAATAAATTTAAAGTTTATGTAGATGGACAAGAACTTGCACAATATCGAAATGAAAAAGAGGCAAGGAAGAATGCAAAAGAACTGATAAAACTATTAGGTGAAGACCTTAGTGATTTTATCGAAGAAGTATTAGCAGAACCTAACATAGAAGATACATTAGGGTTCTCAAATGGTTTGAAAGGTAATCAAACCTACAATGATGTTGCAGAAAAGATTGCAACTATTAAATAGGAGAAGACATGTTTTTAATATCAGAACACCAATCAGATGACCTAAATCTTATAACAGAAAAGAATGCAAATGGTCAAAAAGATACATTCATTGAAGGTGTATTTCTCCAAACAAATTTAAAGAACAGAAATGGTCGTGTTTACCCAATGGATATTATGGAGAAAGAGGTAAACCGATACAACAAAGAATTCATTAAGAAGAATCGTGCATATGGGGAACTGGGACATCCAGAAGGCCCTACCATCAATCTTGAAAGAGTTAGTCATATGATTACTTCTCTAGAGAAAGATGGAGATAATTTTGTCGGTAAGGCAAAAATAATGAATACTCCAATGGGTAATATAGTTAAAGGACTATTGAATGATGGTGCAAAACTAGGCGTTTCCAGTAGGGGTATGGGTTCTGTACAACAGAAAAATGATGCACAATATGTCCAAAAAGATTTCATGCTTGCAACTGCAGCTGATATCGTGGCCGACCCTTCTGCACCAGATGCTTTTGTAGATGGTATTATGGAAGGTGTTGAATGGATAAATGAAAGCGGTGTATTCAAAGCCGTAGAGATTGAATCTTGGAAAAACCAAATTCGACTAACCAAACAACGCCATTTGGAAGAGAAGAAGTTAGAAATTATGAAAAACTTCTTGTCTAAACTATAAAAGTTATAAATACATAGTAAAGAACAAATAATTCGTTCTTATTTTGTAATTATAGGAATTTACATAGGGGAAAACACATGTCAGATGAAATTAAAAATCAAGACGAGGTAACTGAGGCATCAGCACCAGTTGCTAATAAGGGTGTTGTTACTCCAGAAAAAGACCCAGAGAAATCTTCTCTTGCATCTGTTGATAAAGCAGCTGATGGTACAAAACCAAGTAAGAAAAGAAAGGGTGACAATGACCAAAAAGATGCACCACAAAAGTTGAATGCAAACTACGAAGAAGTAGAAGACATGACTAAAATGGAAGCACTTAGAAAAATCATTGAAGAACTGAAAGGGTTTTCAAGGGAAGACATCCAGTCCTTAGTCGCAGAAATGGACATGAAAGGTGATAAGAAAAAGAAAGATGACGAAGACGAAGATGAAAAATCTGAATCTAAAGCAGACCTTCTTAAGAAAGTTGCCGAACATTTCAAAAATGAGGACGAACAGATTGTCAAAGAATCTTTAACTGCAATCTTAGAAGCATCAGATGATGATGACGAAGACGAAGATGAAGATGAAAAAGACATGAAAGAACTTCACGATAAAGGTAAGAAAAAAGACGATGATGATGACGATGACGAAGAAATGTCCGAATCGCCAGGCATGTCGAAAAAACCTTTAAAAGCTATGAACATGAAGAAGGATGATGATGACGAAGATGAAGATGAAAAATCAGAATCTTACGACATGTCAGACGACATCGATGCTTTAGTTGGTGGTGAAGACCTTTCAGAAGAATTCAAATCAAAAGCAAAAGTAGTATTTGAAGCTGCTATATCTGCAAAAATTAGTGAAATCAAAGAAGAACTTGAATCTCAAAAGAGAGACGAGGTTGTTGAAGCATCTAATGAGATAAAAGAAGAATTAGTTAATAAAGTTGACTCTTTCTTAGGTTATGTTGCAGAAGAGTGGGTTAAAGATAACGAACTTGCAATCGAAAGAGGATT